TCCTGCGAGCCTCTTTTTATGCTTGAACTGTCCACCCCCAAGGGTTGAGTAAAAGTAACTTCAGTGAAGATGCGCTGGACGAAAATGAATCATTTTATTTATATGGAGCCTTAACATGTTTAGTAAATGTGCTTGCTGTGACCAGCGAAATGCAACTGTGTATGTCTCTAGTAGAGATGATATGTACTGTCAAATGTGTCATGCTGAACAATTTTACCTTGCTGATTTTGAGGAAGGCTATCAACTGGCAAAGTGTGAGATAGAGCGTGGTGACATAGACGCAGAGGCCGCTGTGTATTCATTTGAACAAGATCCACCCGATAACGCTAGGCATTGGGGCTTTTTACAAGCGTGTTTACACGAAGTAGAGAACAAATAATTTGAAGTAATTATGTAAAGATTTATGTGCTTTACTATAGTGCAATAATGCACTACTATTGTAGATACAAAGGAGGCAATCATGAATGATTTATCTACAACAAACTTCGCCATTCAAACTGAAAACGAATGGTCATTCCCAATCGATACTTGGAATCTTGGTGCAATGCATGGCACCTATGGCATAGAAGTGCCGCCATCAATGGCACGTTGTATTGTACGAACTGACACACAACAAGTGCTTGGTGTACATGGCTCTAAATACAAAGCAATCAAGCACGATGATGTAGTCAACTCAGTGTTCGAGGCTGTCACCGCATCAGGCATATCAAATGACTATGATCACAAGGTCAGTGTCTTTGACAATGGCGCAAAGATGCGCGGTGTCATTAGATTCAATGATCTTGTTATCGAACCATCAGTTGGTGATATCATTGCATTTCAACTAACATTCTTCAACTCATACGATGGATCATGGGCATTCCAGCAATCAGCTGAAGGCATACGACTAGACTGTTTGAATGGTATGGTTGGCCAACAATCTGTAGCAAAGACATGGCAAAAACACACAGCCAACATCAATGTCAAAGCAAGCGCCAGCAAACTACAGGCTGCGCTTGATGCTTTCTTTCAGACCAAAGAATCATATATCAACTGGAAAAGTACATATGTCAGTGATCAGATGGCAGAGGATTTCTTCAAGCACAAAGTATGCCGCATCAACAACAACACAAGCACATTCAAATGGAATGAGAAGCGGCTTGATGACCTCATGGTATGCTGGCGTAATGACAGTAGTGCATTGGGCAAAAACAAATGGGCATTGTACAATGCTTTGACCTACTGGTCATCACACACAGAGGATAACAAATCCCCGGCAAACACACAGCGTTTGCGTGAGGGGATTGTATCCAAAGCTATTGCAAAAGGTAACTGGGAGATTGCGTAATGACTGCACCTAAATTTACAAAACAACATTTTGAGTTTGTGGCCGACTTCTTCGGCCCACTCATGCATCATCCAAGTGATATTGTTGAGGCGGCTGAACACCTTGCCAAAACAAATCCAAACTTCAAAAAAGATCTGTTCATGGATCGTGCAACTCAGGCATGGGAGGCTCGTCATATTGAAGAGCAACATGCCGAGATGCAAGACAACGAATCAATGACAAGCAGTAAACTTACAACCACTTACTTCGAGGATGAGATCAAATGGCTGTATGGCAAGTAGATATTACAGGCAGTTGCAGCAAAAATATTGAGGTAATTGCTGACACTGAGGAGCAAGCCAAGCAATTGGCTTGCCAAGAATTTGAAAGAATCTGGAATAGAAATGAAGTGCATGAACACTTTCATTTATTTGAATTGGATCCTTGGGAGGCAACAAATGCAACTGAAAGCTGATGTTCTCGAACTCATACAACTTTACAACGCACAATATGCTGGTGCCTATGCTGGCGATCCAGAAACAACCTACGACAAAATACTACAACTTTGTAATCACAATTTACAAATGGTTGCAGATCATTTTGCATATGTAGATAATTTTGATGATATTTCATATGTAAAAGCAGAATCTGTGGCAGAGTTTGTAGAAAAACATCCAAATAAAGAGGCAACTAATGATAAAAGAAACAAAAGTTTTTAATGATTATCCTAAACTACGAGAGATACAACTAGCAGTCAGCAAAGTAACTGGCGTTGGTATGCATGAACTAATATCAAATCGTAAGCATGCCCGAATCTACAACGCTCGTTATATGTATTATCTGATGGCGGCTGAATGTACGCCCAAGAGTTTTGTACAGATAGGTGATGCTATCTACAAAGACCACACAACAGTTATGGCTGGTAAACAAAAGGCAAAAATAAAACTCGGTGATGTCAACTGGCTCACCCAGCTACGGCAAGTATGCAACGAATTGGGGTTGCCATTGATTGCATAAATGCAGTATGCTTACTGCATGATTACATACCTAGACCAACTAATCAAAGCGGCAACAGATAAGAATCTGTCTATCCTTGCCGCTTTCCGCAAAGCAAATGTACCTACCAGCACGTACTATCGAACGCGTGCTGGTAAAGATCTTCGATTGTCAACAGCAAGGAAAGTGATGGATGCAATTACATCCAGTGAAAACCGTAAATGATATATGGACAAACGCTGTTAAAGATCTTGTGACATTGCGTAAAGCACAAAAAATATCACAAGCAGAACTTGCGTTTCGTATAGGATGTGAACCATCCTTTATACACAAACTTGAAAGAGAAAAACGGTATCCTTCACATCACTTATTGGTAACATGGATTCATGCCCTCGAAGCGAAAATCGAAATCAAAACAAAATAAGACTGGTTATATGGCTAAGTGTGACCACTGTAAAACTACTACTTATTATTATGTTATTACAGGCGCTGACAATATCTGGTGTTTGGATTGTATGGAGTATTACGGATGGGAACATCTCAGCGCAATAAAGGAAGCTACCATGAAAGGTGGTGGGTTGACTGGTTCCAGAAGAACGGTGCCAAAGCGAATCGCCAACCTCTCTCAGGACAGCTGGGTGGAGACTTTCAAGGTGACATCAAGATCGAAACTGAATCAGGATTTCTAATTGCCGAATCAAAATATCAGGCAACAGGCAGAGGATTCGGATTGCTCACAAAAACACACAAAAATCAGCCATCTGATTTATATCTTCTAAAACAAAAGACCGGACCAAACTTTATATGTATTGAAGTAGGTAATCCATTGGCAGAAAAAATAGTCGGCTGGATTACTGGGAGGTAAAATCCAGCCGACGGTTTTCTTCTTACAACTAAGTCATAGGAGGCATTATGACCGAATCATACGAACTATACAGAAAAGATTCGCCAAGTACAAGTATTGAGGCTGCTGAGAGTATTGAGCCTAACAAACTAGAGTCACTTGTACTAAATGCAATCACAACATTTCGTAATGGATGTATATCAGATCAAGTAATAAAATACATGGCACAGGTTCATGGTATTGATCGCTATTCTACAGTCACAGCTAGATATGCTGCCCTCTATCGCAAGGGGTTGATTAATTACACAGGTGAGAAGCGTAAAGGTGAAAGCGGTAGAAACCAACGTGTTATGATAACAGCTGAAAGACAAGGCAGACTTCTTTGACAACACCAGAAGCTAGACAGCTTTGCAATATCTACAGACAGTTAGTTGATGATAAATGGCGAGGCCGCAAAGTCCAATCCTCATTCAGATGGGACATGCGGCAGGAGACATTGGCACAGCAGCTGCTTGAACTCGGCTACACGCTCGAATCATTCAAGCAAGATGCCAATCAACTGCTAGACTATCGACTGTTACAAAACAAAGACCCAATCTTTTCCTTGAAATATTTTGTAACTAGAAAGGAAAAGATGGGTCAGCCTATAGATGTGCAAGGCATAGTCAACAAAACAGTTGCATCACTACGAATGAAATAACCATTTGTATTTCTTACAATCGTATGCAATAATGCAGTTCATAACAGGAGGCAAATATGAACAGACAAGGATTCATTGGTGGATCTGATCTATACAATATTATGCAAGGCAACTGGCACGATCTGTGGCTGGTCAAAACTGGACGTAAAGAGCCAGAAGATCTAAGCCAAGTATTTCGTGTGCAGCTGGGGTCATTCACCGAACAGTTCAACATCGACTGGTTCTGTAAAGATACAGGACACACCATCGAGCAAACACAAGTTGAGGTGCAACGTGTCATCAGTGGCATACCATTCAAAGGCACTATTGATGCCATTGCCCATTCAGAAGAGGGCAAACAAACAATACTAGAATGTAAACATACAGGCAGTATGAAGTCATTGACCGATATGCTGGATGATTACATGCCACAGATACAGCTGTACATGACACTATCTCACATCGACAAAGCATACCTGTCAGTAATCTTTGGCAATGACATTGGGTACTGTTCTGTAGACTACAGTGAGAAGTGGTTCAAGCCAGTCATCAAACGCTGTCAAAAGTTCTGGCAGTGTGTAACTACAGACACAGAGCCAAGCCATGACATCGATACATGGAAGATTGATTGGTCATCTGTTGCTATCAACAACCTTAAAGCACGTGATGCTAGTAGTGACAATCACTTTGTAGCAATGGCACATGAATACATCAACACTGTTGATTCAGCCAAGGTTAATGAATCTGCAAAGAAAGAATTACGCTCACTGATCAAAGATGATGAACGCGAAGTGTTCTGTGATCTACTGGCAGTGCGGCGTGACAAGCGCGGCGCATGCCGCATCGTTGTAAACAAGGAGGCATAACATGGCAACGAAAAAACAACGCTTTGATAGCATAGACAATATTATAAAAAAGACATCAAAAGATGGGAATGACCCACTTGATTATTTAGAAAAAACTAATGTGAGGTATAACATGGCAACAAAGAAAGAGACCAAACCACAAGCCAAGAATATGGCTGAAGCATTGCTTGAATTCCAGAAGCTGGCAGTATCAGCCAGCAAGGATTCAAAGAACCCACACTTCAAAAGCAGCTATGCTTCGCTCGAAGCTGTCATCAGTGCGGCGAACGAAGCCACAAAGTTTGGAATCTGCTTTACACAAGAGATTGACTTTGAGTTCAATGGCGATACTGGCATGACGTTTGTGCGTACCGTACTAATACATGCACCATCTGGTGAGCAACGTACATCACGCACACCTATCAGATCAAAAGACCCAGCTGATCCACAGAAGATGGGTAGTGGCATTACATATGCCAAGCGGTACGGATTGCAATCAGCCCTTGGCCTACCATCAGAAGATGATGATGGCAATGAAGCAAGCAAAGCACCAAAAGGTAAAGTACAACACATCAACCCAAACGATGAAGGGACATGGTAATGGATTATGATAATACAAACAGGGGT